AAATATATTAATAATGAAATTAGTTGAATTAAAAGCATTAAAAGAAGAAACTGTTTATAAAAGAGTTCTAGATGAATTAAAAATAAAGGGATTAGATAAATTATACATCAAAAGAACTGAAAGTATTGATTATTTAGATATAATTTTAGCAGTTGTAAATTTTCTTGAAAAAAATAAAAAGTTATTAAAAAATATCACACAAGATCAGTTTGAAAATATAGTAGTTATAGTTATTGATGAAATTTTAGAAGAAATGAAAATTGATATGTCAGAGGAACAAATTGAAAAAATAATGGAATTATTAAAAAATTCGTTACTTGTTAAAAAAGTATCGAAGTATTTAATAGATAAATTTAAAATTGCATATAACAATATTAAAAATTTTATAAATAATAAATGTTGTAAAGATTCAAATGAAGTTATTGAACCGTCAAAAATAGAAATCAAATAATTACATTACTCTGCGCATTCCACCACTCATACCAGAAAACGCTTTTTTAAGATTTTGTGGGAATGCAACCATTAAGAAAAGCGCTAATGTGCAAACAAATACTACAATGTAAACTATATTAGCAGCATCTACTGGCATTTTAAATTGATGCTGTAGTAAATCAACAGTTGTTTCAGAATTTTCATTCCATGAGTTAATAGCAGTCATTAACCAATTTAGACCACCGACAAGTGATACAAAAGCAAAGAAAACAAGAAATCCGTAAAAAAGGTCGTTCATTATAATTAAAACACTATAAATATTTTTTTTTAGATTTTTTTTATTTTGTTTTATTATTTTTTTTTTACATTTTTTTATTTTTTTATTTTTTAACTTTTATTACTTTTTATTAAATATAATTTAATGACATTTCTATAAATTCTTTGTGATTTGCGTAAAGATTTTTATAAATTTCATTTTTATCATCAATATCAATTAATTTAACACTAATTGCGTCATCTCCTTCTTTCATAGTTTTTAATAATATTTGTCTTTGTGTATCATTAAGATAAAATAAATATACACATGTTTCTAACCAGGCATGGTCAGTATTTCTTGGATCATTTACATATCCAGAATAAATAAATATTGCATTATTAATATCTAAAATTACATTTGTTTCTTCTTTTAGTTCTCGTGTTACTGTTGCGCTAATAAATTCACACGAATCTTGCATTCCGCCAGGAAGAGCATAAACCCCAGGCGTATCTTTTCTTTCAATAACAAGCACCTGATAAGTTTCTCTGATTAAATCATATGTAATAACAATAGGATCAGCAGCATGATTTGGACCCCATTTACCTAAAAGTCCTCGTCCTCCAATACCAGTAGGACCATATGGATTAATAGGCAACATTGCAAAGTTAATATCTTCATCTTCAGTGTACTTGATATAGTAGTCACAGTATTCAAAGTAAATACTATTTAAAACATAATCATTAGTTATATAAGAATATTTATCTTTAAAATCATCAATTGTTGGTACTAATGATTCAGACCATTCTGGCATGGGTTCTTTAATTAAGACATCATGGAAAAAGAAAGGTCTTTGGTCTTTATATTCTGTGTAGAATAAATTATTTGCTGAAATTCTTTTTGGGTAATCACTATGAGTATCACAAATATATGTAAACATAATATATTTTTGATAATATAGTTATATGATAAATACTTAAGTAATTAAAAAATTTGTAAAATAAAAATAAAAAAACCCGAAATAAAATAAAACAAAAAATTTTAATTTAAATACTCAATTGATGATACTGAATATTTATTATTATGATATGTATAATACTTTATAGAATCATCTGATTTGTAAAAAAGTTGAAAATTTGTATTATCGTCATAAGAATAAAATGAATAAAATATACTTGGTGCAATTGTAAGCACATATTTTTGATTTGTTAATACTAAATCATGGTCTTCTTCTGTTTCATATAAAATATCATTTTCTGCAAATAATGTTTTTTTATTAAAAGTTTTTTTATTTTTATCATATTTTTTCATGTTAATCATTAATTTTCCTGAGTTAATGATAAGGTTTGATGGTACAGTTTTCATGATATCTTTTTCAAAATGAGGATAAATATCATGTTTTGCAAGATTTAAAATTTGAAAACTGTTAACATAATTTCCAAAATAAGAAAATCGACCAAATTTTTGTTTTAGATTTTGAAAACGAAACATGATTACTTTAATCATGGTCAATATTTTTAAGTAAATTTTGTGTAGATTAAAGTAATTTATACTTTTCGATAAAATTAGTTAACTTTACTTCTCCTTTTCGAAATATCATTGTACCTTGACAATTAACACCATCGCAATATAATATTCAAAGTAAAGATTTTCAAATTATAGAAAACGGAAATATATTAGAACACACAATTATAATTTTTAATTAATTCAATAATGTTAACATAGTTTCTGTTGAATTATGCATATTTAAACATTCTTTTAATGAATTATCATTGATTATTTTTTTATATTGATTACACATTCTAATATAATTATTCTTATTATTCCAAGGTTTATTTCCATCATTAAACAAATATAAACATCCCGTATAATCACCAATAGATTTAGTATTTAATCCAATATATTCATAATCACGATTAAGAATATAATAATTATTATTAATATCCCACCGAATGCAATAAGGTATATATTTTCGTAAGAATGTTATGCAATCATAATATTTCGAATTTATTTTATATAAAGTTATAATATTACAGTGGTATGTTCCTATATCTATTCTAAAATTATTAAAATCTTTAAGTTTTTTAAAGATAAAGATATTATCTAGTTCATCGTTTTTTACAATAGTAGAATATAAACAAGTATTAATAATAGTATTGCAGTGAAATAATTGCCTAATTTTTTCTCTTATTTTACAATAAATTTCTTTATCAGATTTTGTTAGATTGATTCGGAAATCATCGTAATTTTCAATTTTTATATAAAATTTAGTTTTATCAATTTTACTTATAAATTTGGTTGAATTAATATCATATATTGTATCAACACATACTAATTTTTTATTAATTAAATGATTAAAATATTGTAATTCATCAACAACATTATCATCTATTAGATATTGATTAATAATATAGTCGTCAAAAATTGTTTCAGATTCAGTATTATGATAATAATAATGTAGATAATTCATCAATTTAGGATTTATATAAAATGCAACATATTCATTATCAATTTTGCTAATTTTTATATATTTTTTATTTCCTCCAAAACTTTCATCATTTTTATAATCAGGAAATATTTTACATATTTCTTCGCATAATGAATTAAATTTTATTTTATTTTCTCGTTCTTGTTCAATATCAGAATAGTCATCATCAGAATAGTCATCATCAGATTTTGTTTCTTGTTCTTCATCTTTTATAGATAAGTAAATCATATTAATCATAACTTTACTATCACCTTCAAAATATTCATTACCTATATCTTTTTTTTGTTTGAAAGTTTCTTTAAATTTTTTTAGAATAATTTTTTCCATATTATTACAATTATTACAAATGATTTGAAATAATAGAACAGAACCTTTAGGATATTGATTAAATCTTTTATTATTTTCTTTTTTGGTCATTCCAACTTTATAAACATTCTCTTTTGTCTTTATAAACTCTCGTTCTTGTAATAAATAAATATATTGTGACATTATTAATGTTATTATCTCGAATTTATTTTTAAGTAAATTTTATACAGATTAAAGTGAATTTTGCACAGATTAAATTAAATTTTATGCAGATTAAAGTAATTTATACTTTTCGATAAAATTAGTTAATTTAACTTTGCCTTTTCGAAATATCATTGTACTTTAACTAAATAATTATAAAAAAATAAGTTATTACCAATTATTACAAAATTTGTTTATTATTATAATTTCACAAGGTGTTTTTTTACGTGCAAAAGCATTACTATTCAAAGACCTACTTAATTCGACAACAATAACTTTATAATCTACGGTTAAATGATTTGATAATAATAACAAATATTCTGAATTATTAGAATTACTAAGTATACATGCAATCCCATTTTTCGATAATTTATTAAATATTTTAATTACATTAATATCGTCTTCGTTCGTCCATTTTGTTTTATTATAAGTTGTAAATGTATTATAATATGGCGGATCTATATAAACAAAATCTTTATCAGTAATTTTATTAATATAATATTCATAGTTTTCATTTTTAATTTCTATATTTTTTAGAAAATTGCTTAAATTCTTAATATTTTTGTAATTGTATAGTTCTATGTTTTTACCATTACCAAATGGTACATTAAAATCACCTCTTGAATTTTCTCTATACAACGCATTAAAACAAGTTCTATTTAAAAAGATTAAATATGTTGATAATAAAATACTATTAGTTTCAGACTTTTTTATTTTATTATATTTATTTCTAATATCAATATAATATTCTTTTTTATGTTCTAAGATTAAACTATTATAATATTTTTGTATATTATCAAGTTCTTTAATTAAATCATTACAATTTATATTAATATCATTATATAATTTACATAAACTAGAATTAATTTCAGTGCAAAACGAATTATTATTTTTAAGATTAAACAATAATGAACCGCCTCCTAAAAATAATTCAAAATAATTATTATAACTATCAGGAATATATTTTTTAATTTCATTTAAAATTCTAGATTTTCCCCCAACCCATTGTATCGGCGATTTAATAGAAGGTATAAAATCTCTTTTGTCACATATAAATAAATATTCTAATACTTGTTTATTAGTTTCTTTATTATTTGATTTAAATTTTTTATATTCAATCTCTTTAACAGATACATTACCATATTCTGACATTAATTTAATTAAATCTTCTTTATTTATATGTGATTCATTATTATAACTTAAAACAATTATATTTGAATTTAATTCTAAAAATTTTTTTAAATTAAATAAAACATTTTTTTTATAACACCAAGTAGAAATAGGAAGTTCATTTGGTAATCCTACAACAGATTTTCCAATAACAGGTTTTTCTAATTTTGATATAGTTTCGAGTAAATGATAATTGCTTCCATATTGTCTACTATTATATGGTGGGTCTAAATATAAAATACATTTTTCATTTATTTTATCTTTCAATATATCATATGATTCTCCGTGGTGTACAATATGTTGAAATTGATTATTAAATTTTTCTAAATTTTTAAAATTTAATTCAATTTTTTTTTTTGCATTATTTTGTAATTTTTTTAAATATGAACCATATACACCAGTTATATTTGAAACTTTATCAATAGATTCAAGTAATATACTTATTAAATATGTTTTTTCATTATATGTTATTTCTTTTTTATTATTTAAATCATTAATTTTACAAATTATAGAATCTATTTTTTTTCCATTTGATTCTGAAAAATATAATCTATTACTTTCTCCATTTTCACTATACAAATTAAAAATAAATCCAGAACTTTCTTCCAAATCATTTAAAATTTTAATTAGATTTTCCATTTTTTTTAAATCTACATTATCATTTGTTAACTCTAATTTAGATTTTGATATTATGTAAGAAGAATATAATAATTCACATGCTAGTATATTAAATTTATTTTTAAAAAAGTTAGACACAGTACCAATACCTGAAAATACATCTACAAAAGTATCGATTTTTTTTAAATTTAAATTTAATATATTTTCAGATAAAAAATCTAATAATTTATCTTTATTTCCGATATATCTCATATATATATATATTATAATATAGTATTACTTTAAGTATCTTAAATAATATATATATATATATATTAATTTTTAAACTAACTGTTTAACCGTGGGTAATTCTTTATAATTATTTATCCACCATTTTATATTATAATCTTCGAAAATACTGCACATTAATAAATTACAATTATTTAATTTAATATTTGGATTATTTTCTAATATTTTAATATCACCTCCAAATGTTGATATTCCATAATGAATAGAAAAATTTTCTATTTTTTGTTTTTGTTTAATATTTTGATTAAACCAATTAATTTCTAATAATATTTGTTGATTAATATCTTTTAAATCAGTTTTATTATTTTTTTTACCTTCTATTATTATTATTATTTCATCTTTATAGACAATTAAATCAGGAATACCTTGTGTTCTTGAAGATTTAATAATTTTATTTGTTTCTTGTTTTGTATATTTTTCACTATTATAATATGTTTTATTTTTTATATTTAATATATTTGATTTTTCACCCCCTTGGTGATTACTAAATACTGTAATCCACCCTTCTTTATTTAAAATATCTTCTAAATATATTGTAGAATTTTTTTCTGTATTTGAAATTTTACAATAAGATGAAGAAATTAATTTTACATCAAATTTAAAATTTTCAAAATTTTCAAATTTAATATCACCTTTATTTAAGTAATCACATAATGTTACAAATAATTTTGAATCAGATTTTAAATGTTTTTCTTTTAAATTATGTTTCTTAATAATAAATTTACTATCTGGATCAATTTTTTTTATCAATAATATTAAAGAACTTAAAAATCCACAATTAGGATCATGTATTTTGTCTTGAGTTCTACTATGTAATAAATTACATTCAATAATATATTCATCATCGTATCGATTATCTATACATTCTGGAGTCAAATCATAATGATGTTCAATATTTTTTTTTAAATATTCTATTGTTTTACTAGGTGATGTACTAATATTGGCATTATATTTTTGATTAAAATTTTTACATATTTCTAAAAAATCTTTCTTTCTACTAGATTTATTATTTATTATTTTTAATATAGAATGTATTACTTTTTCTGAAATTAATAATGAAGTATTAGTTTTATAATTTGGGCATACTCTTGCTAAAATTCTATTATTATCCTTAACTAAATATTTTGGTCTATACAATCTATTATTTGTACCACTGCATGATCTTGTAGAATTTATAGTATATTCAACTATTTTTAATTTTTCGCTTTCATTGTATTCTTCTAAATTAATCATATTATTTTCTGTTATTTCTATTATATGTTCATCTATTTTGTTTTGTATTCTAATAAAGACAAATTTAATATTAAATTGACTTGCGAATAAAATTGCTATTTTAACATAATGTGAGTTTAAAGAACTATTTATGTTATTAATTTCATAAATTATAAATTTTAAAATATTTTTATTTAATTTATGAAATTTAATTAATCTTTGATAAACCATATTTCCCGCATCTCCTGTATCATTTTTTGTTACTTCTATAACAATATTTGGTTGATTTTGTAATATATTATCAATTTTATTTAAACTATTACAATGTAAATATATATTAATGTCAGGAAATGCTTGACCATGAATATTATAACGATTAACATATTGTATTTTAATTATATTAGTCCCAAATTGTATAATATAACCATTTGGAGTTAAATTTTCTTTTTTATAATTTTCAAATTCAATGTTAAGTATATTATTAAGTATATAATTCATAGTATTATCTGATATTTTTTCTTCCGACGCTATTAAAGTATATGAACTCATTAATTTATTAATAATTTAAATTGTTTATAATGTATATTTTTTTTTGTTAATTTTTTTTGTTAATTTTTTTTTTATAAAAATTTTATAAAATTTCATATCCATTTGTTGTTTTATAAATTTTTAATTGTGAGTTTTCTTCATGAATTTTATCATGGCATTTTTCACAGATATTAATTAAATTTGCCTTATGATTTTTCTTTAACTTATTTC